AGAAGTGCAACTCAAGCAGCACGCGGCGGTACAGCGCGTCAAGAATTGACTGGAGGCGCGTCTCTTCCTCGGGCGGGATGAGGTCGTCGGCGCGCAGGGCTTTGGTGGCGAGGGCGGCGATCATCGCAGCATCCCCAACTGCACGCGGCGCAGCATGTCCCCTATTGCATCGGCTTCTGTCCACCCTTTGCGGTCGTAGGGGATGCCATACGAATCTATCATCGAAAGACTCTGGATGTCTCGCCAGAAGTTCGGGCCAAGCGGGAGATAGAAGCAGTCCGCACAGCACGAACCCTGGCAACCATCAAAGGTGCGCCATCGCCATAGCTTGTCGGGGTGATCACACCAGAACTCATGGCGCTGATAGTCCGTGCATTTGCTCATCCCGCGTTCTCCCGATACGCCCGCAGCACCGCTTGCCCCTGCCGCGCGAAGTAGTTCGCCAACGCCTGCTCGACCTCAGCCTCATGCCCGGCCGCCATCGCCCGCAGCATGTCCTCGAAGAGCTTCGGGTTGACCGCCTTGACGCTGCGTGCCGCCCGTATCGGCGTGGGCGCGTTCGGGTCGGCGTTCGGGTCCATGTTGGGCGTCATGTCGGGCGGCGGCTGCGTCGCCCCGCCTATCTCGTCCGCGCCGTCATCCTGCGCCTCGGGGAAGCCCGCCTCAGAGCGCGCCTCGTTGGCGGCCAGCCACGGGCCACCGACCGCCAGCGTCAGGCGCGTGTACATCGCGTCCATGTCCGGCTGTAGCGCCCGCATATCGCTGATGTCGTGCGCCAGGTACACGTTGCCATCGCGTGTGAACTCGGGTAGCAGCTGCTCGGTGAGCACCGCGTCATCGTCTGCGTAGGCCGGGATGATGGTGCCCTCGATGAACATCTCGCGGGCTTCCTTGAAGTTGGCATAGGTCGCCCTGTCGAGGCCCGCGCCCAGCCCCGCGATGATGGCCGGGACGCCCAGCACGGCGCTGATGCGCTCTTCTGGGAGACGGTGCAGCGCGGTCAGGTTCAGTTGCTGGGGGTTGAACCCGAACTGCTCGGGCTTGGCCCCGCCGAACACCACCGCCGTGCTGCCCTGATTCTCCCCACCGAACGCCCCATCGAGCGCCGCCTTGATTTGCTGCGCGGCCTCCTTGCCGGGGTCGCCGGCCTCGGGCGGGTAGGACACCACCATGCCCGGCACGCCGTTGTTGCGGACCAGGCGGTCGCTCATCGCCGTGGTCTGGATGTCGGTATCGGCCTCCCGCACCAGCAGGCGCAGCGGACTTAGCCCGTACTTGTGGTCGCGGTCGTCCAGTCCCCAGCGGAAATGCACGATGTCCTCGGGCGGTATCTCTTCTTTGCCCGCCTCGCCGCTGCCGAACTGGTACACGTAGGCGTCGATGAAGTTGGTGCTATTGCGCCGCCTGATGGGCCAGCAGACCGAGGGCGACAGCGGCCAGAGTTCGACCACCGCGCCGTTCGCCGCGCGTGTCTTGCGCCAGTAGGCATTGCCGTAGACCGCCTTGCAGTACTGAACATAGGCCCACAGCGCGTTGCCGGTCATGTGCGGGTTTGGGTGGTTCAGGAGTTCGGTGGCCGGGTGCGGATTGAGGGGTTCGGCCTTCATGTCCCCACCCATCGTCCACGCCCTGACGGGTGCCTCGGTGTAGGTGCGCTGGATGGCCTGGATGCAGGCGTAGACCGCGCTGTTGAGCGCATAGCCGTCGCCGTAGGCCGAGTTGTACGCCTCGGTCGCACCCGGCCCATGCACCAGCGTGCCCAAGGAGATGGGGTTGGGGAGGAAGATGGGCGCGGGCGTGAGCGGTGCCGCCTTGGTGGCGAGGGGGGGGATGTAGTTGCGGGCCTGCAAGTCCTTGCCGTGCAGCCAGTCGGTGAACCAACTCATCGGCTAGACCTCCTCTTCCAGCGCGGCGCGACAGTCTTCGAGCGTGAATCCCAGCCCCCGCAGCAGTGTGCCGAGCGGGATGGCGCTATCCCGCATGGCGGCAAAGCGGCGACTTCCCCAGCCGTCATCGGTGGTGATGTCCACGCGCACCGCCAGCGCACCGTCTTTGCCGCGATACGGGCGCAACTCAATCACTGTCGATGACGCCGTGGCGACGATGAACGGGCGTTGCTTGCTGCCGCCGACCGCGAATGGGAACTTCATCAGTACGCCCCCACCTTCACCACGCCCAGCCCATCGGCCCAGGCGACAGCGTACCTGGTGCAGTCGCAGCCGTGGTCATCCACCTTGACCGGCTCTTCTTTCACCGGGCGGCCATCGGCGGTCTTGGTCCACACGTACCCGTCAATCTCCTGCTCGGTGCAGAGCGGCTTCTTCGCCTCGACCAGCCGCTCATCGCGGGCCACGAGGCTGTCGCGCAGGAGGAACAGGCGGGGCTTGCCGTCGCCGGCGGGGCGTAGGCGGTCCTGCACGGTCTGGATGCCGACGCCTACGGCCTTGAACGCGGGGACGGTCGGGATGCCAGCCGCGTGAAGCGTAGCGCGGTCCTCGGCGTCGTGGTCGGCGACGGTGGCGACGTAGGACTCCCCCTCCGAATGTCGCTTAATATCCCCAGCATGATCCGACACCAATCGCTGTGTGCGATAGATTTCCCGGTAGCGATAGAGTCGCCCGTCAGGGTCCATCGCCCACCATTGGCAAACAAACGGATTTGTGTACCCGAAGTCGACGACACGGAATCGTCGCCACTCTGCGGGGATGGGGAATCGGTCAACCAGATGGACCGAGGCGTCGTAGTTGTCATAGACGATCCCTTCAGCGGCAGCCCAACGCCCCTCGTACAGTCGCGCCCGCCGCACGCCCGTCAACCGCCTGAGCGTATCGAGGTAGGCCGGCGTGACGCTGGGGTTATCCTCGTGCCGACTGAGCAGGCGCACCATGCCGCCGTTGTTGGCGCGCTGGTTGAGCCAGTGCGTCGGTGCCGAGGGGTTGCAGTCGGCGATCATCTGCTGGTACGGCATGACGTTGTTGCGATTGCGCGTCGTCAGGCTCTCCCAGTCGTCCTCGGTCAACTCGGTGCATTCGGGCGCATAGATGATGTCATACTGGGTGGACATGATTTTGGAGTTCTTGTCCATTCCGCCGATGACCAACTCGGAACGGTTCGGATAGGTGTAGCGTTGGCGTCGTGAGCGGTCGGCACCGCGCGCAATCGGGGCAGCCTTGCCCACCAGCACCTTCGCCTCGAACTCGACTAGGGCAGACTCGGTGAGGGATTCGCGCGTCTTGCGGACCAGCAACCCACGCGCGCCGGGATAGTTGACACCGAGGCAGATATGCAACTTGGTCAGCGCGGCCAGCGTCTTGCCCGTGCCGGCTGGTCCCTCTATCAGCAACTCGGGGCTACGGTCGTAGAGGAGGTCCAGCGCCGCCCCGCGCGGCTCGCGGGCGATGACGTTGGGCGGGGGCGGGAGGGTGGCGACCACCCTAGACCTTGCCTATGTCCACGCCCACCAGCCCCAGCACCAGCGCCTCCCCGTCCTTGCCGGTGAGTTCGGTGACGGTCTTGCGGTCGCCCATCTCCTTGGCGATGTCGTCGAGCGCACCACGGAACTGGGCATAGCGCGCCTGGTCGAATATCTTGAAGCTGACGTGCTCGCCGTTCGCCGCGACCTTGACCTCTTCGCGCTCATACTCGTTCTCGGCCAGCCAGCGCAAGATGTCCTGCGCGCTGCCGTTGAGCGCGGCGATGCGCGCCCGCTTGTCCGCAAAGCCTTCGGACAGGGCGCGGTCCTTGAACGCCTCAACGTGGGCGTCCACCTCAGCGGCAAACTCCGGTTTCTTCTTCCACTGGTGCAGGGTGACACGACTGATGCCGACTTCGGCGGCGATCGCCTCGTCGGTCTTCTCGTCCTCTGCAACCATGAGGGTCGCCCGCAGTTGCTTTTCTGTTAGCTTTTGTAAGGAATCAGCCACGGCGCGCCCCATACTGAGCACAAGACTCAATACGGGCTATCGTAGCAGGCTATTTCGTGCTTGTCCATTGGGGGGAGGCCCAAAGATGATGCACGAAATAGGGAATGGGGTAGAATTGGGGCAGGAAAGGGGCGAGTATGGACTATACCTCTGAAGAATATATCGCCAAGCAGATACAGCACAGCCGCCGCGCGCTCATGGAAGAATGCGCGACGCTACGACAGCAAGCCGCAGCCGCGAACACGCAAGCGCGCATCTTCTACAACGAGAAGGAGATGTGGCGACAACGGGCGATGGAAGCAGAGCGCCGCCTAGAGGCGTTATCGCTGCAACTCGCGGCCGATGCGCTCTAAGTCACCCCACCCCAGCCACCCGCTCCCGCTCCCGCGCATCCATGAGCCTTTGCCGAATGGGGTACAATAGGGGCATGAAAACGCTCGATAGCATGGCCGAGGAACTGGAAGAACGGGACCGGCAACTGGCGGCAATGGCAGCCGAGGTAGAGCGCCTGGAGAAAATCGAGCGCGCGGCGCGGCGCTTCTACACGTTCACCCACGGCGGCTATCGCTGGGAAGCAACCGACGAGAAGCGCGACAACCTGTACGACGCACTCATGGCGGCACGCTAATTCGCGACCGCCACCCGTCCCCCACCCCGCCACGAGGCAAGTAACCGAGCGAGCAACGGCACCGGCACGATTTCCACGCTCGGGCCTGAGATGATGACGCGCGCAAAGACGGACCGGAGTATGGCGTTGCGGTCCCGCGTCGTCACGTCCGGGGCGTGCCACTCCTGTTGACCCTGCTGCACGGCGGCGATGAGCGCCGCGCCCAGTGGCATCGGCACGGGCAGCGCCGCCTCCTCCGCATCGAGCGCGGCACGGCGCGTGTCGTAGGTGGCGCGGTCCCGACTCTCGATGTACAGGTCTTCGATGATGCGGCGCCGCTCGGCAATCCTGACGCGCGCCTCGGCGACGGTCGAATCCTCGGGCTCTTCCACCAACTCGGGCAAGGAAAGAAACTCCTCGGCGACGATCGCCTCATAGTACGGCGCGGTCCTCTTGCCCCTAATAGGACAGTCCCGGCCCCTCGGTCGCGCCTTCGAGAAGTTCCTGCACTCCAAGTACCGCTCACCCGTCGCCCGCTGCCGCACGGATGAGTAGACAATGGTACCGCCGCAGGCGCAGCGCATCAGGCCGGTGAGCAGGTTGACGTTTGCACCGTTGCCCGTGCGCGGCAGGCGTGGGCGGTCGCGTGCGGCCCTGTAGAGCGTGGGCCAGGGTTCGGGCTGGTCGAGCAGCCAGGCGCCGGTGCGGATGAACGAGTGGACGC